ATAGCGTCGGCGGAGTAATCGATGGATTTGAACCAAATCAAGACTCTTCTCATGTTGTGTTTGATCAGGGACTAGACACTACAGAAATCAGTAAGGACAGAGCAATTGATCCAGACTTAGTTGAAACGCAATATATTATTCAGATGGATCACCGCTTAGGGAGATTGACTTCAAAAGATGGTACTCAGATGGCTCACTCATTTATTGACGATGATAACATAGCAACATATTATGTTACAACTACCGCAGATCTCGTCACCACTATGAACGAAGGACAATCTGATTCTAGCCTTGGCGGCCCGAGAGGCACCAGACTGTCATTAAAAATTAGAGCCTCACAAGAGTTAGAAACAAGCGTCTTTTTGTTCAATCAGATTGGACTATCAAGTAATATAAACTACGGCGCATCAGCGACTCCCTATCGGGTAATCGACACAAACATTAGAATTATGGGAGGAACAACAGGCTATTCGTTGGATCTTCCAGTTAGATATCTCAAGAAAGCATAAAGGGTAAAATAAACTATGGCTACAACTTATAAATCACTATCAACAAATGATATTGTCACCACAAAAACTTTGCTTCACGAAGCAATTCCAATTACTGGAACAATAGTTACTGGAACTTACGGCGCCGCAGGTGCCGAAAAGAATATTAAAAACTATACTCATGGCATGTTTCAGTCCGTATATGATTATCCGTTCCTAAGTTCTTCAGCGAATCATATTTTTGATATGACTGTGGGAATGCATGCAACATCAGGGCTTAGTTCTTCAACGAATACCCAGCAGGCAAAGAAGCAAAACATTTATAACCAGATGGCTCAAGTACTTATGGGCTATGATGAAAATGGAAACATTAGGCTCTTTGATGAAGATGGAGATTTGTCTGGCGGCACAAAAATGAGATCTGTGTTTTTCATGAATTTCGCCAGATTGCTGACTAAAGATGAGATTAAAAAAGGCTCTTTTGCTATAGAAATAGGTGTTAACAGAGAACATACAGCATCTAACTCGCCAAATAAATTTAGAGTTCAGTTGGCTGATACAAATGCCCAAAACGACTATAGAGTAAATTCTCCAGCAGGAGATTACGGTATTTTGTATGCAACCGAAGCTTCCGGAACGCAGGTTCTGAAAGTAGATGATGGAACTCAAAAAGCTGGACTTATCTTTTATCAAGCTGGGATTGTTGTTATAACCGGATCACTTTTTAGTTCTGGATCGTTCACCGGCGGACTCTTGGGGAATGACTGCGATCACCCTAGGATGGATTTGGACTTCGGCCTTCGTACCACAATGGCTTCCTCATCGATATCCGCATCATGTGACGCTTTTAGACGCAGAATATATAATGTACAATTCAACAACACGACTGAATTAAATTCTACAGTATATTTTTGCCGCGCCCACCACAATGAATTCAATTATTCAACGAACCCAACATATCTTTCAAGCTCCAAGATGGTTGTTAAGAATGTAGCATCAGATTCGCCTGTTAGCTATATTTCTACAGTTGGTTTATATTCATCCGACAATGAATTGCTCGCTGTTGCAAAGCTGTCCGAGCCCCTAAAGAAAGATCCATCTAACGAATTAACACTTAGGGTACGTCTAGACTACTAATTCCATACTATTTAAAGCATGGGGTTAAAGTTACGAGTAAATAAATATATCAAAAAGCTATCTTTTGTTAGGGCAGATTTAGAGTGGCACAGAGAAGAGCATCAAAAAAGACTACAAACATTCTTGGATGCTAGTGTGGAATATCTTTCTGGCTCAGAATTAGAGTACAGCCATGATAAGGCTAGCAAAAACATGATTGATGTTTATAAGAAAAAGCCAGTTGTGCAAACTCCAGACATTCAAGCGCAAACAAAAAAATTATTAAAAAAAATCTCTAGAGAAACCCACCCAGATGTAACTAAAGATGCAGAAAAGCACGCTATCTTTAGAAAAGCATTTGATGCACAGAAGCAAGGAGACTGGTTTACGATTTATGAGATATCGTCAGACTTAGGACTAGAGCCGGTAGATTTCTCAGAAGAGCACATCGAGTGGATTAAGTTTGAAATTGACAAAGTTGTTTCTATAATTAAAGGAATTAAAACAACTCTAGAATGGCTATATGGAGAGCCAAATGCAAACAAAGAACAATTGTTGACTACTTACTGTATGGCGACGTGCGTTTCCAATAAAAAAGATGAATAATTAATGTATATTATTCGTATTATTAAAGAAAATTATGAGTATTTATAAATTTAAAGAAGAAGAGGTGTTTGTTAATAGCTTGCGTATGTACCCTAAATACGAGTTTACATTCTATTCGGGCACTGTGTTTATTAACAACGAACAGCCGGATTCTGGTTCCTTAACGGCTAATAGCCTTAGTATTCCATCCGGCTACATATCTTTGAATGAAATTAATATTGATCGTGACGGTACTAATAGTCCATACATTTATCCGTTTATTACCAAGAATGGCTCATTAGCTTCTTTCGCTACGGTAAGCACATCTCAGTTTGCGCAATCATTTGCATACGGCGATGAGATCACTGGCTCATATCCAATGTCATCGTCTTTATACAGAAACTATTATTCTGCATCTTCTAACCGCAAGCACCTAAACGCAATCAAGAACACATTGAACCATTATACCACACTATCGCCACGTTATCAGTTTAGCGCATCGTTTGGAGATAAATCGACGATGGAAGCAAACCTCATCAGCGTGCCTTCAATATTTTATGGAACTAGGATAAAGAAAGGTACTGTGGATCTTAAATTTTATATAACTGGTACTTTGGTTGGACAGTTGCAAGATTCTAAAAGGAATGGAGAGTTAATACAAGTCGGCCCTGCCGGCTCAACAGGTTCTGGTTCCTGCGCCGGCGTTGTGTTGTATCAGGAAGGTTTTGTGCTATTAACAGGTAGTTGGGATCTACATGGAACACAACTGAACTACATAAACGATATATCCCTAAAGAAAAGAACACAATGGGTATATTGGGGCTCTGGGATCGCAGGGTTTGCTAACGATCCTATGACTGGCTCACATGGAAGTATTTCGTTTAAAGGTGAGACAAACGTCCCAACAATTACGATGTATGCCCACGCACCCAAAGCGCAACTTAATCACTCTAATAATCCAACATTTATAGAGTCTGGGCAATCTTTGTATACATCTTCGCTTGTACAAACTGGTACCTTGTTTTTAGAAAACAGGGAGGCAAAGATTAAGAATACAGTTTTTAGTCCATACGACAACAACACAGAAACTTTTCAAAAGCACACATACATAACCAAGATCGCCATATACGACGAAGATATGAATATACTTGGCGTTGCAAAAGTAGCTAAACCCGTAAAGAAGACTGAAGAAAGAGAGTTTAGCTTTAAATTAAAATTAGACATTTAAATTATGACATCAAATATATTAGGAATAGACATTAGTACTTCCGTGATCGGATTGGCTGTGATGAACACAGATTACAAACTTGTGACTTATGACAAGATCAAGTTCAAGTCTGATATGCCACTTGAGCAACGCGCAGATTATTTTGCAAATAAAGTAAAGCATCTAGATGATTACTATTATATTTCTGAGGTTTACATTGAGCAGCCTGCTATGATGTTTGGTAGAGGAAAGACAACAGCAAATACAATGTCTAAACTTCAGAGATTCAATGGAATGTGTTGTTACGCAGTATATTCCGAATTAGAATTGGTACCCAGTTTGGTTCACGCAAATACAGCTAGAAAAAAAATGAATATTTCTGTGCCCCGAAACGTATTAAAGAAGAAGCACTTTATTATTGAGCGAGTAAAGGAGAGATACCCAAACTTCAATTACAATATCACAAGGCATGGCAATCCGCAACCCGGTACGGATGACATAGCAGACGCAATTGTAGTTGCATACGCAGGGGTAACTCTAATCAAAGAGGGGGAAAATGAGGGGCGAGAAACTTAATCTGATAACTAACATCTTGGGATACTACAGGAAGCAAGGTTCTGAATGTCTTTTTACTTGCCCATTTTGCAAGCATCACAAGAAAAAGTTTTCTGTCAATGTGGATTTGAACGTATACAAGTGTTGGATATGTGATACACGCGGCAGAGATATCCGCCGTCTTGTACGTCGTTTTGGAGGCTTTACTCAGCTAAAAGAATGGGATCGACTCTCTGGAACTATTGATTTTTCGTCTCAAGAGTTTACTTTGTTTGAAACAGAAGAGGTTGAAACACAGCAGAGGTTGTCTTTGCCGCCAGAATTCAAAACATTGACTGGCAAAATAACCCCCGCCGATCTCCGTGCTTTCTCATATTTGCAGAATAGAGGACTTACAAAGCACGACATATTGAGAAACAAAATAGGATATTGTAGTGAGGGCGAATACGAAGGTAGGATCATTATTCCATCATTTGACTTGGATGGTTATGTAAACTATTTTATCGCCCGAACTTATAATGATCACTGGATGCGGTATAAGAATCCCAACGCATCTAGAGATATCATATTCAATGAATTGAATATTGATTGGGATTCAGATGTAGTATTAGTAGAAGGAGTATTTGATGCTATTTTCGCAGGAAACGCTGTTGCTTTATTGGGTTCAACTTTACGGGAAGAATCGCGATTATTTCAGCACATAATTAAAAATGATTCTAGTGTTTTCATTGCCCTTGATCCGGACGCCGAAGAGAAGGCTATGAAGATTACTAGAACGCTTTTAAAGTACGACGTTGAGGTTTGGAAGGTTGACATGCCTGAAGACTCAGACGTAGCTTCACTGGGCTCTGAAGCCTTTCGGGGGCTAAAGCAAAATGCAATCTTGATGAAGGATAATCATGATTACATATTGCAGAGAAAAATAATGTCCATTTGATCAATAGGGAGGATTAATGATTAAAATAGCACACATTGCAGACACGCACATTAGAAACTTGAAGTACCATTACGAATACAAAATTGTATTTGCTCAGATGTACGAAACACTTAAAAACGAAAAGGTTGACTACATTGTACACTGTGGGGATATAGCACACACCAAGACGCAAATCTCGCCAGAGTTTGTGGAAATGGCAAGTGATTTCTTTGCTGGCTTGGCAGAGATTGCTCCAACCTATATTATATTGGGAAATCATGATGGTAATCTCAAAAACAGTTCACGGCAAGATGCTATTTCGCCAATCATTCAAGCCCTAAATCACCCCAACTTACATTTGTTAAAAAATTCTGGAGAAACAGATATTGGTGATAATGTTTGTTTAAATGTTCTATCTGTGTTTGACGAAGACAATTGGGTGGCTCCATCTGACGATTCTAAGATTAACATTGCATTGTATCATGGCGCAATCTGGGCATCAAAAACTGACACTGGCTTCAGTCTGATGACTGGAGATCATGATATAAACATATTCAATGATTTTGATTATGCTATGTTGGGTGACATTCATCAACGACAAGCACTGGATCCAGACGAAACTATTTGGTATGCCGGCTCAACTGTGCAACAGAACTTTGGAGAAACAGACGATAAAGGAATTTTAATCTGGGAAATTAAAAACAAAACCGAAAAGAAAATCATCCCAGTTGTATTCAAGAATCCACGCCCATTTATTTCTTGGAATATTCAACTGGATGCATCAGGAAATATTGACACAACAGGGTTTGCACCACCCGAAGGCGCCCGCCTCCGATTAATTGCTGATAGTTCTTTATCAATCGATATAGTTCGTAAGGCAACAGAAGTTGTAAAGCACAAATTTAAGCCCGAGTCGGTTACGTTTTTAAATCGTGTTATAGAGAGGAATTCAGTTGATGTTGAAAATTCCGATGTAGAAAAGCTGGATCTCCGTAACATCGATGTTCAGCAAGATTTGATTGAAGAATTTCTTGAGCCATTTAATTTGTCACAAGATGAGTTAGACAATGTTTTGCGACTTAATAAAAAGTATCATGACATAATTACGCAAACGGAAGATGTATCTAGAAACGTTAATTGGAGACTAGACAGAATCCGTTGGAGTAATCTTTTTAATTATGGCGAAGATAACGAAATCAATTTTAACAACTTAAATGGCATTGTAGGAATTTTCGGTAAAAACTTCTCTGGAAAATCTTCAATTATTGATTCTATTTTGTATGGAATGTTTAATTCTACATCAAAAAATGAGAAAAAGAATTTGAATATTATTAATCAAAATAGAGACAAAGCAATTGCAAAGCTTGATGTTAGCGTTGGAGAGCACACGTATACCATCGAAAGAGAATCAGAAAAGTATCAAAAAAAGCTTAAAGGTGTGCAGACAACGGAGGCGAAGACGAATGTATCATTTTTTAGACAAAATGCAGTTAGTGGCGAAATAGAGCCCCTTAATGGATTGACTAGAAACGACACTGATAAGGCTATCCGAAATCACTTTGGTTCTCTTGATGATTTCCTTCTCACATCTATGTCTTCTCAGAATGGAGCCCTTAATTTTATTTCGGAAGGAGCTACTAAGAGAAAAGAAATTTTTGCTAAATTTTTGGACTTAAACCAGTTTGAATCTAAGTTCAAGCTAGCCAAAGAAGACTCTGCCGAAGTCCGCGCTATCTTGAGGAATTTAGAAGCCAGAGATTTTGCACAAGAAAAGAAAGAGCAGATAATTGAACTGGCTAAAATTACTAAAAAACTCAATGGACATGAAGAGGATTGTGTAAATCTCTCAGAACAAACTGAAGAGATCACTTCTCAGCTTCAAGAATTAGATAATAAGATTAGCTCTATCCCGGCAGAAATAATAGATATAGCAAAAGTTAGAAACAATATTGTTACAAAAAATTCACAATTAGCACAAATTGTAGAGCATTTAGAGGAACTTAAGTCTGAGCGAGAGAAAAATAATGTGATATATGAGAAATTAACTGCTTTCGTAAACTCGTTTAAAATCGATGACTTAAGAGACAAAAAGGCTAAAATTGATGAAACTCAACATAGCATTGACGAATTGGCAAATTCTTTAAAGGCAAAGCAAAAGGAATATAATAATTATGCCAGCAAGGTAGAATTACTGCATGATCACGAGTATGATCCTAATTGCAAGTATTGTTCTGAGAACAAGTTTGTTAAAGATGCTGAGACTGCAAAGACAAAAATCCCTAGCATACGCTCTAAGATTACAGAGATTGAAAACGGCTTAAGAATCTTAGAAGGGATTCAAATAGATCTAAACCCAGAAAAGGTGAACGATCACTTAGAAAAGTACCAACAAGTATTGAATAAGAAAGTCAATACTTCTAGTCGCTGTACAGAGATTGGGCTTCTGATCGAGAGGGACGAAAGCACGATCAAGTTGTTACTGAAAG